CCCATTCGCGATAATTTTTCTGACTGAGGCAATCACCAAATGGCCGGCGTGAAGGGCAAGAGCGGAGGCGCCAGGGCGAATACTGGCGGCGCGCGGCCCGGCGCTGGCCGGAAGCCGGGGAAGCCTCGGAAGACGAAGGCGAAGGCGTACCAGACGGAAGACCCGGACGAGTTTCTGAAAGCGGTGATGCGCGACAGCCGAGCCGACTTCAAGGACCGCATGGCCGCGGCGCTCGCGCTGAAGAAACTCGGCAAAGGCGGGCCGGCGTTGGGCAAGAAAGAACAGCGCCAGCAGGCGGCGCAGGACATCGTGAAGCGGGACCTGTCGCCCGCGTCGGCGCCGAGCCGTCCGCGCCTGGTGTCCGTGAAGTGAGCCTTCCGATCTGGACGACCGCGTGCCCGGACTGGCGCGATCGGATCAAGGCGGGGCGCTCGCTGATGCCGTGCGGGGCGCTGTTCCCGAAGGAAGCGGCGGCAGGCATGGGGGTATTCCGGTCGCTGCTTGCGGTCGGTGTTCCGCATCCGCTGGGCTTGCGCGATGAGTTCGGGGCATCGGTGACGCCTACGGTCGGCGAGATTGCCGGCCCATGGATGCATGAGATCGCGGAGGCCATCCACGGCGCCTACAACGCCGAGACGGGGGAGCGCCTGATCCGCGAGGCGTTCGTGAAGGTGCCGAAGAAGAACTGGAAGTCCGGCTTGGCGGCGATGCTGATCCTGTCGCTGATGATCCGGAACTGGCGCGATTCCAACGAGGCCGCGGTCATCGCGCCAACCAAGGAAGGCGCCGACAACGTGTTCAAGCCGATGCGGGATGCGATCAAGGCTGATCCGGAGCTGGATGCACTGTTCCACATCCAGCCCAACATGCGCACGGTGACGCACCGGACCACCGGCATGACTTGCCGGGTGTACGCGGCGGATACGGATACGGTCGCCGGCAAGATCTGGGCGTTCGTGGTGCTCGAGGAGCTTTGGCAGCTGGCGAAGCGCAACGGCGCCGAGGACATGGTGCTCGAGGCGCTGGGCGGCCAGGCGTCGCGACCCGAGGGCGTGGTGATATCGATCACCACTGAATCGGACGACGAGCCGGTCGGGGTGTATGCGGCAAAACTGAATTACGCGCGGAAGGTTCGGGACGGCGAAATTGTTGCCCCGCACTTCCTGCCGATCCTGTACGAATGGCCCGAGGACATGCTGAAGGCCAAGGCGTATATGGAGCCGGCGAACTTCCATCTGGTCAATCCGAACTGGGGGAAGTCGGTCGATCCGGTCGACTTCCTACGGAAATTCGAAGAGGCGAGGGAGGCGGATTCGAAAGCGATGCGCCTGTTCTTGGCGAAGCGCTTGAACGTGCCGCCATCCGAAACCGCCGGCGGCAGCTGGTCAGGCGCCGAGTTCTGGCAGCAGTGCGGCGACCGCGCGCTGACGTTCGACGGGATTCTGGAGCGTTGCGAGGTCGTCACGATCGGCATCGACGGCGGCGGGCTGGACGACTTGCTGGGGCTGACGGTGATCGGGCGCGAGCGCGACTCCGGTCAATGGCTGTGGTGGTCGCATGCCTGGGCGCATCCGGTGGTGCTGGAGCGCCGCAAGGACATCGCCACGAAGCTGGAGGATCTGAAGAAGGCAGGCGATCTGACCATCGTCAAGGCGGTCGGCGATGACGTCGACGAGCTGGTAGCGCTCGTGGTGAGCGTGCGCGATGCCGGGCTGCTGCCGGAGAAGAGCGGCATCGGCGTCGACCCCGCAGGCGTGGCCACGATCCTGGACGCGCTAGACGCGCTGGATCTACCTGAAGGCTGCGTCGTCGGCGTACGGCAGGGCTCTGTGACGTTGAACGGCCCGATCAAGCTGACCGAGCGGAAGCTGGCCGGCGGCGGGATCACGCACTGCGCGCAGCTGCTGATGGCGTGGTGCGTAGGAAACGCGAAGGCCGAGACCCACGGCAACGCGGTAATGATCACGAAGGCAGCATCCGGTACCGCGAAGATCGACCCGCTGATGGCGGGCTTCAGCGCGGTCTACCTGATGTCGATGAACCCGGCCGCTACGCGGTCATTCTGGGACAAGGTGGCAGCGTGAAATTCCTCGACCGGCTGTTCGGCCGCAAGGCAACGCAGCTGACTTATGACCAGGTGGCCGGCCTGATCGACGCGAAGATGGGCGGGATGGTTGCCGGCGTTCTGGTGACCGACAAGACCGCGTTGCAGGTGTCGACGGTTCTGGCCTGCGTCAAGGCGATCGCCGACGGCTGCGCTACGCCAGAGCTGCACGTGTTCCGCGATGACCCGGAGACTGACAGGCGCGCAAAGGCGCTGAAGCGGTCGGAATATCGGCTGTTGAACCGTCGCCCGAACGAGTGGCAGACGTCGTTCGACTGGCGCCGCACGATGACGATGCATGCCGCGCTTACCGGCGACGGCCTGTCGATCAAGGCCCGCGACGACCGCGGCCGCGTTCGCGAGTTGATCCCGATCCAGCCGGGGCAGTGGGACGTGCGCCGCGTGGCGCGCTATGACCAGCGGTACCGGTGTTGGGATGAGTTCGGCATGATCGGCGAATTCAAAAGCGACGACGTGTTCCATCTGCCAGGCGTGCAGTGGGACTATCTGCGCGGCATGAATGCGGTGGCGCTCGCGCGCAGCGCTATCGGCCTCGCCATCGCCAGCGAGCGCAGCCAGCAGGACTTCCACGAAAATGGTGTGCAGCCGAGCGGCATCTTTTCCGTGACTGGGCAGCTCGGCAACGACCAGTACGAACGAATCACGAGGTACATCAAGGAAAAGAACAAGGGCGAGACCTTCGTCCTGGACCGCGACGGCAAGTTCCAGTCGATGGCGATGACCGGCGTGGACGCCCAGCACATCGAGACGCGGCGCCTGCAGATCGAGGAGATCTGTCGCGCGTTTGGCGTGTTCCCGATCATGGTCGGGCACTCGGACAAGTCGGCAACGTTCGCCAGTTCGGAAGCGTTTTTTTCCGCGCACCTGAAACACACGCTTGCGCCGTGGCACACCTGCTGGAAGCAGCGAATCGACGAGATGCTGCTCGACGGTGACGGCCCGCTCTACGCCGAATTCGACACCCGCTATCTGCGCGAAGGCTCCACGGCTGACCGGGCGCAACTGCTGCGCGCGGAAATCGAAACCGGTGTTACGACTCGAAATGAATGGCGGGATGACTCTGGCCGCGATCCGCTGCCGGGCCTCGACGAACCGCTGACCCCGATGAACATGCAAACCCCGAATGGTGGAAAAGATGAACCGACCGAACCGGCTTGAAACCCGCGACACCGGCACCGGCCAGCGCGAGCAGAAATACTTCGCGCTCCAGATCAAGGCCGCCGGCGACGACGGCGTGGTCGAGGGGTATGGCTCGGTGTTCGGCGTGCGCGACAGCTACGACGACATCATCGCGGCCGGCGCTTTCCGCGCGTCGCTGGATGCGCACATGGCGGCAGGCACGATGCCGGCGATGCTGTGGCAGCACGACGCGGGGCGCCCGTGCGGTGTCTGGACTGAAATGATCGAAGACCAGCGCGGACTGCGCGTGGTCGGGCAGCTGGCGGTCGGGACGCCTGACGGCAAGAACGCCCTCGAATTCCTGAAGATCGGCGCCCTGAACGGGCTGTCCATCGGCTTCATGTCGAAGCAATGGACCTACGACCGCGAAACCGACGTGCGCATGCTGACCGAGTTGGACCTGTGGGAGGTGTCGCTGGTCACCTTCCCGGCCAACACTGCGGCGCGCGTCACCAGCGTTAAGGCTGCGATCGACGAGATCCACAGCCCGAAGGATGCAGAGCGAGCGCTGCGAGAGGCAGGCTATGCAAAGCAGGACGCGACGGCATTCGTGTCGCGCGTCATGCGGATGGGAGAAAGCCGGCGAGAGGCCGCTAATCCGACCGCGGAAGCGATCAAAGCAGCTCAGCGGCTGCTGACCACTCTCAAACAATAATCGGAGTTCCCCCATGAAGCAGATCCTGATCGCGGGCTTGATGCTCGCGCACCATGCCGCGCTCCTCGAAAAGCTCGGCGCCTGTGCCGTTTACGAACGCCGCGACGAGCCGACGCTCGGCGATATCGCGAAGACCCTGGACGGCATCAATACCGCCTTCGAGGAATACAAGGCGACGAACGATGCGCGCATCAAGGCCATCGCGGAAGGCAAAGGCACCTCGGAGCTGGACGCCAAGCTGGCCAAGATGGACGAGCACATCGAAAGCCTGAACGAGCAGAAGAAGCGGCTGGAAACCCTGCAGCAGCGGGCGAATCGCCCGGGCGCCAGCACCACCGGCGAAGGTGCTGGCGAGCCGGAAGCCGAAGCGTACAAGTCGGCATTCATCTCCTGGGCACGAAATCCGACCGACCACCAGCGCACCGCCCTGATGCAGCAGCGCAGCAAGGATCTGCACGCCGCCATCGAACGCCGCAACGCCGCGATGGGCATCGAAACCCGCGCGACGCAGACCGTCACCAGTACCGGTTCGGCCGGCGGTTTCGCGTTGCCCGAGTTCATCGAGCAGCAGATCGCCCGCCTGTCGGTCGACATCAGCCCGATCCGCCAGATCGCGACGGTGCGCCCGGTCGGCACGCCGGATTACAAGGATCTGTTCGACATCAACGGCGCCGGCTTCGAGTGGGTGGGCGAGACCGACACCCGCGCGCAGACCAACACGCCCGACATGGCGGAAGTCGCGCCGACGTTCGGCATGGCATCGGCCAAGCCGCAGGCGTCGGAAGAGTCGCTGGACGACCTGTTCTTCGACGTCGAGAACTGGCTGATCAGCTCGGCAGTCGAGGCAATGAGTCAGGGCGAGGGCGCGGCGTTCGTCAGCGGCAACGGCACGAAGAAGCCGACCGGCTTCCTCGCCGGCCCGACGCCGGTGACCACGGCCGACGCATCTCGCGCATTCGGCACTCTGCAGTACATCGCGAGCGGCCAGGCGGCGGCGCTGCCGACCTCGCCGGATCTGTTCATCGACATCGTCTATTCGCTGCGCCAGCGGTACCGCGCGAACGCGCAGTGGGTGACGAACAAGCTCGTTCTCGCGGCGCTGCGGAAGTACAAGGACACGGCCGGCCAGTACCTCTGGCAGCCCCCGGTCGCGGCCGGCCAGCCGTCCACGTTCCTGGGCTACGGCATCACCGAAGCTGAGGACATGCCGGCGGTCGCGGCCAACGCCTTCCCGCTGGCGTTCGGCGACTTCCGCGAGGGCTACCTGATCTGCGATCGCGTCGGCATGCGCATGACCCGCGACGAGATCACCACGCCGGGCTTCGTGAAGTTCTACATCCGCAAGCGCGTGGGCGGGAAGCTGCGCAATACGCAGGCGATCAAGCTGCTGAAGGTCGCCGCGTCCTGATTCCGGGCGCCGCGTAAGTAATGCCCGGGCGTTCGCGCCCGGGCTCTTCTCATTGATGCAGATTCCAAGGGTCACAACATGAGCAACCAAAAAAGCACCGTGAAGTTGGATGTGCTCCAGGACTTCAAGTGGGCGCACCGCGGCGTCGAGGTGGTCGAATACGCCAAGGGCGACACCATCGAAACGGACGACGAAGACCTGATCGAGGTCGCCACCGACGACGCCAACAAATGGGCGGCCAGGGCGAAGAAGGCGAAGGCCGGCGCGCCCGAAAACAAGGACGCCGCGGGCAAGGTCGAAGAAAACAAGGACGCCGAAGCCTGACTGCAGGGGCCGGTTCGCCGGCCCTTGCGGTGAGTGTTCAGCCCCGAACATGGAAACGACAATGGCGCTGCAGTTGATCACCCCGCCGGCCGCCGAGCCGGTGACGCTGGCGGAAGCGAAGATGCACCTGCGGGATGTCGTGGGCGTGGAAGACGCGCTGGTGACGAACTGGATCACCGCGGCGCGGCAGCACCTGGACGGCAAGGACGGGATACTCGGCCGCGCGCTGATGCCGCAGACGTGGGAACTGGTGATGGACGCGTTCCCGTGCGGGCGCATCAGCGTGCCGCTGCCGCCGCTGCAGTCGATCACCTCGATCAGCTACTACGACACCGCAGGCACGCTGCAGGTGCTGTCGGACACCGCCTATATCGTCGAGCCGGCGTTTGAGCCCGGGATCGTCGAGCCGGTCGATTCTTGGCCGAGCACGAAGACGCGCGCCGGCGCTGTGCGCATTCGCTTCGTTGCGGGCTATGCGAATGCCACCGCAGTGCCGCGGACGCTCTGGGCGGCGATGCTGCTGGCCATCGGTGACATGTACGAGAACCGCGAGACGGGCGTCGTCGGCGTGAGTTACGCCGACAACCCGGCCTACGACAGCCTGACGTTCCCGTATCGCGTTCGGTTGATGGGCTGACCGATGAGAGCTGGCCGTTACCGCCACCGCATCACGATCCAGTCGCGCGTCGAGACGCGCAGCCCTGCCGGCGCTGTGCTGGTGTCGTGGGTCGATGCGTTCCCAGCGGCGACCGCGCTCGGCGGCATCCCGGCCGAAGTGCTGACCGGTCCCGGGCGCGAGCTGCGCGCCGCGGGCGCACCGGAAGGCGAGACGGCCGCGCGCATCAACTTCCGCCACCTGCCCGGCGTCGATGAGACGATGCGCGTGCTGTGGGATGGCTTCGTGTTCAACATCCGCAGCGTCGAAACCGATGCGACCGCGCGCCGCGAGACGCGGCTGATCTGTGCCGCTGGGGTGAACGATGGCCAATAATCAGACCATGCTGCGCGGCCTGGATGGGCTGCTGGATGCGCTGAAGGCTCTACCGCCAGCGGTGGCCAGCAAGAACGGCGGCCCGGCGCGCGTGGCGCTGGCGCGTGGCGCCAAGGTCATCCGCGACGATGCGCGGGCGCGGGCGCCGAAGGACACGGGCGCGATGGCTGCGAACATCGTCATGAAGCGCGACGCACAGCCGCAGCGCTCCGGCGTCAATGAGCGATACACCGTCGGCGTCCGCGGCGGATCGCTTTCCACATACAGCAACACGAAGCGCAACCGCCGAAAGGGTGTGGTCGGCAAGAAATACGAAAAGCAGAGTGCAACGTTTTATTGGCGCTTCGTCGAGTTCGGAACCAATCGCCAGCCGGCAAAACCTTTCCTGCGTCCCGCCTTCGAGTCTCAGAAAGAGCAGGCGCTGAACGTGATCACCAGCACCCTGACGAAAGGCATTGAAAGCGCGGCGCGGAAAGTCGCGAGGACTGGCTGATGTACCCCGACGAGTTGTTCGCGATCCTGGATGTCGCCGAAGTTCGGACCGAATTCGGTTCGCCGGTGCGCATCTACCCGTTCGGCGACGCGAAACCAAACGTCGGCCGTCCGTACGCGGTGCATCAGCTGGTTATCGGAACGCCGCTGAACTGCTTGGATGATCCGCCGCCGATGGACGACGAGCGGATCCAGTTCAGCGTTTGGGGCGACACCGATCAGCAGCTCGCGACCGCGGTGAAGGTGCTGCGCACGCAGCTGCAGGCCTACGGCTACATCAACAGCTACTCGAGCCCGGTGCGCGACCCGGAGACGACGCGCTACGGAATCATCCTCGATTGGTCGCGGCTGGAGCCGTGGCCTGCCCCCTGAATCTCGCTTCACGCGAGTAACCCCGGCCCGCCATGTGCGGGCCTTTTCTTTTTCTGGAGTCGGCCGAAATGGCAAACAAATCGCAGGGTTCGTCCCTTTATTTCTTGGCGCCCGCGGGTGTTTCCGGGCTGACCGAAGGCGTGCTCGTCCGCGTCAAGTGCTTCAAATCGTACGAGCAGCAGCGCGGCGCGCGCGGGCAGGTCGACACCACCTGTCTCGATGAAGATGTCGCGTCCTATATCCCCGGCATCATCACGCCGGGTACGGCGACGTTCGGGCTGGATCCAGACAACGCCGTCGCCGGACACTGGGAACTGAATCTGCTGTATGAGGCCGGCATCACGACCAGCTTCGCGTTCGGCTGGTCGGATGGCACCGACGCACCGACGTCTGTGCGCGGCGTCGGCACGATCACGGTCACCGCAGGCGGCACCGGCTACACCAGCGCGCCGACCGTGGTGTTCACCGGCGGCGTCGGCACTGGCGCTGCGGCCACGGCCACCGTCGAAAACGGCGTTGTCACCGGGATCACGATCACCAACCCCGGCACCGGCTACACGTCTGCGCCGGCCATCAGCTTCACCGGCGGCGCGGGCACCGGCGCGACCGCGACCGCGGCGCTGGCTTTCCGCATCGTCCCGCCGAGCACGCGCACTTACGACACGTTCTCGGGCTACGTGTCCGACTACCCGCTGAGCGCGGCCGTCGGCCAGGCGCTGACCTCGACCGTCACCGTGCAGATCAGCGGCAAGACCACGCGCACGAAGAAGACCTGATCCATCCAACGGCTTGACCCAACGGCTACCGCCTATGGGTCCGGCCGGTGCGTCTGCTGTTCGCCGTGGCAGACCCCGGCCGGCACCCTCCGGCAACTGGAATTCGAATGGCTGACAAATTGAAAGCAACGCTCGGCGCAACGCTGAGAGACCCCGGCCGCGGCGCGAAGCCCGACCGCATCACGTTCCTGCTGCCGACTGAGAGCGGGCAGAACATCACGCTGCACGCGCGCCGCATCGGCTTCTTGGAAAAGCAGGAAATGGCGTGGGCCGCGCGACAGGCTGGCCGCACCGGCTTCGCCGACATGATCGCCGCCAGCATCGAGAACGACGACGGCGTGCGCTTCACTGTGGAAGAGCTGCTATCCGGCGACCTGCTGTCCGACGAACAGATGCGGCTGCTGCAGGAAAAGGCGCTGGAAGCGAATCCGTCGACGGCGGAGGCCGACGCAAAAAACTGACCGCGGAAGACGAGCTGTGGATCGAGCTGGGCATGGCCTTCGGCCGTCTTCCGTCTGAAGTCCGGGAACACATCACCGCCTGGGACTTCCAGAAGTATCTGGACTATCGCGACAAATACGGGCCACTGAGCCCGGTGCGGATGTACGACCGCGGCCCGGCGATCGTCTCCTCAACTCTGATGCGTGTGAACGGCAACGCCAACTCCAAGGCGGCCGACTTCCTGCCTTACGGCCAAGAGCCGGGCGAACCCTTCTACGACGACCCCGAATAGGAATCACCGATGGCATCGACTTCGCTCGGCCGGCTTTACGTCGACCTGCTGATGAAAACCGGCAGTTTCGAGACGGACGCCGGCCGCGCGGCGAAGATCGCGGAGAAGCGAGCAAAGGAGATCGATCGGGCTTTCTCGAACGGGATGCGCGGCGCCGGAAAGGCTATCGCCGGCTTCGGTGTTGCGCTGATCGGAATCAACTCCGCTGCGCAGATCGGCATGGCCGGGGTGCAGAAGTTCTTCGCCGCCATCAATTCGGCAGACCGGCTCGACGAGCTGTCGAACCGCCTCGGCATCAGCACGGAAAGCCTGAGCGCTTACGGATACGCAGCGAAGCTCACCGGGTCGAGCCTCGACCAGTTCAGCACCGCCATCCCGAAGCTGTCGAAGCAGATCGCCGAGGCCGCTGACGAAACGAGCGGAGCCGGCAAGCTGTTCGCCGCGCTCGGCATCGACGTGAAGGATGCCAGCGGAAATCTCCGCGACGTGGAGGACGTGCTTCCTGAGATCAGCGACGCGTTCAAGACACTGAAGAACGACACCATCGAGCAAACGCTGGCGATGCAGCTGTTCGGGAAGTCCGGCGCCGAGATGCTGGAATTCCTGAATCTCGGCAGTGACGGCCTGGCCGCAATGGGCGACAAGGCGGCGGATCTCGGCATCATCATCGGCGGCGACACCGCGGCGGCGGCGGCGGAGTTCAATGACCGCCTCGACGATCTGCGCTTTGCCGGCGAAGGGCTGGCCACGCAGCTGGCGGCCGGGCTTCTGCCGGCGATGACAGAGCTGACCGAGAGGGTGACCGAGTTCGTCGCCGACGGCAGCAATGCATCGCTGATCGCCGACGGCGTGTCGCTCGCATTCAACACGATGGCGACCAGCTCGACCATCGCGGCCGACGGCTTCGGGGTGATGTCCGATGCGGCACTCAACGCCGCCGGCGATCTCGGATCCTTCCTGTCGGCTTTGGTCTACACGAATGCCGAGCTGGCGAAGCAGCGCGCCGACACGCTGGCGTCTATCGATTCGCTGGCCGCGGCGAACGGGCCGGACTTCAGCAACGTCAGGACCGGCGTGTCTTCGCTACAGGGCCGCGATCTGCAGCTGGCGCAGGCGCGCGCCGCGCGGCAGCGCGATGCAGAGAATCGCCTCCTGGGCCTGTTCAGTGAGGGCGGCGGCGGCGGCGCGAAGAAGGCGAAGGCAGAAAAGTCGGAGGCCGACAAAGAGATCGAGCGGCTGACCAACGCATACAAATCACTTCTCGCTCGGCAGGAAGAAAGCATCGCGCTATTCGGCAAAGAGGGTGAAGCGGCGCAGGTCAGTTACGACATTCAGTTCGGCGCACTGAAGGGGCTGGAAGACGCCAAGGCATTGGCGCTGATCGCGAACGCCGAAAAGCTCGACCAGATGGAGGCCGAGGCCGAGCTGCAGAAGGTGCTCGACGACAAGGCGAAGGAACAGATCGAACGGTTCGACGACGTGGTCAAGGGCTTGCAGGAAGAGGCTGCGGCCTACGGCATGACCAACGAAGAGCTGCGCACGCGCAACGCGCTGAAGGAAGCGGGCGTCGCGCTGGACACCGCGCAGGGGCAAGCGATCGCCGGCCTTGTCCAGCAGGTCGGAGACGCAGAGCGCATGGCCGATGCGCTGGACAACGCCCGCGGCATCGCCTACGACTTCCTGATCGACCTGCCAAGCGGCGCCGCCGACGCGTGGAAGAATGCGCTCGCGTCGATCGAATCGATGCTGCTGCAATGGGCGGCGAAGGGAATCATCGAGCAGGTGTTCGGCCAGGCGGGCACCACCGGCAAGGGTTCGGCGTTCGGCGACATGCTGGGCGGGCTGTTCGGTGGCGGCGCAGGCGGCGAGGGCGGCGGCTTCAACTGGGGCGGCCTGTTTTCCTCATTCTTCGGCGGCGGCCGCGCCGATGGCGGCCCGGTCATGGGCGGCAAGATGTACGAGGTCAACGAACGCGGCATGCCTGAGCTGCTGAACATCGGCAGTAAGCAGCTGCTGATGATGCCGGCCGGCGCCAGCGGCCGCGTCACGCCGATGCGCAGTGGCGGCGGCACCACCCAGGTCAACAACTTCCATTTCGCAGCCCCGACGGACAGCCGGACGCAGCAGCAGATCGCTGCGAAGACCGACTTCCAATTGCGCCGCGCGTCGGCGAGGAACAGCTGATGTTCATCGACAAAGAGTTCGAACTGCGCGCCGGCTACGGCTGGCAGGGCGGCCCGTTCTTCCGCACCCGGGTCAAGGCGCTGCAGAACGGGCACGAGCGCCGTGCCGCGATGGCCTCTCGCGTCCGTCACCGCTACAGCGCGCCGCTGCAGAACTTCTTGGAGGACCGCGCGCGCGACTACGTGAAGGGCTGGTTTCTCGCGATGAACGGCATGGGGAACAGCTTCAAGATCCAAGACCCCAGCGACTACCGCGCGACGCTCGAATCGCTCGGCACGGCGCCGGCGGGCACGACAGCGGTGCAGCTGCGCAAGGTCAGCACCTTCGGCATCGCGAGCTACGTGCGCACCATCGACAAGCCCAAGGGCGGCACGGTCACCGTGTACCAGAACGGGGTGGCCAAGGCCGGCACGCTCGACACACTGACCGGCCTGTTCACGCCTTCGACCTCCTGGGCTGGCGGCGCGGAGCTCACCTGGAGCGGCGAGTTCTACGTCGCCGTCCGCTTCGACTCCGACGAGCTGATGATGTCGATCGACAACAAATCCGGCGGTTCGCTGGTGATGAACGGCAGCGTCGATCTGATCGAGGTCTTCGGCGAGTGAAGACGATCTCGATCGCACTGCAGGCGGCGAAAGAGTCGGCGCTGTTCAAGCCGGAGGAATTGCTTCGGGTTGGCCCGCTGAAGGATGGCACCGTGTACGGCTTCACGTCGCTCGATCGCGACGAGACATATGACGACGGGAACGGCGCGGTCACCTACCGCGCGCATACCGGGTTCAACGGTTCGGCCATGACGGCCGCCGCCGACCTGAGCGTCGACAACGCGGAAGCCGAGACGCTGTTCGGCACCTTCAGCGTGCCGGGCGTGACGCAAGAGCAGATCGATTTGGGCTTGTTCGACAACGCGCCCTACGTGTTGTACCTGGTCAATCACGGCAACCTCGCCAACGGACACGAGGTCATCTCGTCCGGCACCATCGGCGCCCAGCGCACGAAACACGGCATGTTCGCGATGATGGAGCTGCGCAGCACGTCGCAGCAGGCGAAGCAGTCGATCGTCGACCTGACCAGCCTGACGTGCCGGTGCAAGAAGTTCGGCAGCCAGCCCGGCGACGAGCGTTTCCCGTGCCTGTACGACATCGATCCGGAGTGGGAAAACTTCACCGTGTCGGCCTTGGGCGATGAGGTGACGCGGCAGTTCAACACCTCCGACCTTTCGCAGGCGCAGGACTTCTTCGCGCCCGGCGTGGTGGATTGGCTGACCGGCGCGAATGCCGGCACTCAGGTCGAGGTCGAATCGTTCGGCCCGACGCCGCAGCGATATCACGCGCTGCTGCACTTCGGCGGCGCCAACGGCAGCACGTCGTTCCCCGACGACACCGGCCGCACCTGGACCGTCAGCGGCAATGCGCAGGTGTCGACCGCATGGGCCGCGATCGGCAGCGGTTCGCTGCTGCTGGACGGCAATCTCGATTACCTGATCACTGCCGACAGCGCGGATTTCCACTTCGGCACCGGCATGTTCACGGTGCAGTGCTTCTACAAGCCGGACACCGCGGCGGCGAACGCGGCCATCATCGGCAAGTGGGCGGGCACCAACGCCGCGCGCGCGTGGATCCTGTACCTCAACGCCGGCAGCCTGTATTTCCGCTTCAGCGAATCCGGCAGCGGCACGCTTCGGGATGTCTCGGTCGCATGGACGCCGGTTGCGGGGCAGGCCTACCACCTGGCCGCCTCGCGCGACAGTAGCGGCGTGGTGCGCCTGTTCATTGACGGCGCTGTCGTCGCCCAGGCCACGCGGCCGCAGGCGGTGAACAACGGAACTGGAACCGTGCGCGTGGGTCATGCCAACGACCTGACGGCCGCCTACTACGTCGACGGCTATCTCGATGAGGTCGCGATCACGAAGGGGCTTTGCCTGTACGCCGGAGCCTTCACGCCGCCAACGGTCCCGCTGGCGCTGCGCACCGGCGGCGACGTGACGCAACTGTTCGGCGTTCCCGCGACCATCGGCATCGGCGACACCGGGCGCATCCGCCGCGACTGCAGCCGGGAATGGACCGGGCACAACAGCTGCGAAACCTACTGGGGCACCGACAAGGGGCTGCACTACCGCGGCGAACCGCATCTTCAGCCGGGCGACCCGGTGCAGGTGCCTGGGGCAGAGACGTGACGCGCGCCACTGCGCCACTCAGCGCCGCCGCGCGCGCCTCATTCGTCGCCGCCGCGCGCGCCCGGGTCGGCGTGAAGTTCCGCCATCAGGGCCGCAGCGCAACGCACCTCGATTGCATTGGCCTGATGGTCACCGCGCTGGCCGACGCCGGCACCGCCTGCGATGACCGCCGAGCGTATGGCCGCGACCCAGCGCGCGATGATCTCCGGGCCGCGCTGCGCCAGCACTTCGGCCCGCCGGTGGCCATCGCTCCCGGCCTGTCAGCAGTGCAGCCCGGCGACATCGCGCTGATGTCGTGGCATCTCCGCCCGCAGCATGTCGCGGTGTTCGGCGATTACGCGCACGGCGGCCTGTCCCTGATTCATGCCGATGCGCAGTTCGGCGCTGTCGTCGAGCATGCATTCGCCGCTCCCTGGATTGATCGCGTCGCCGAGGTTTACCGCCCATGAGTACCAGCCAAATCCTCGGCGGCGTCGGCGGCGCGGTCGGCTTCTACTTCGGCGGTGCCCGCGGCGCGCAGTGGGGCTACATGCTCGGCTCGCTGGCCGGCAGCATCATCGACCCGCAGCGCATCCGCGGCCCATCGATCGGCGACGGGCAGACGCAGCTATCGCAGGACGGCGCGCCGATCAACATCGTCTACGGCACGATGGTCGTCATCGGTACCGTCTGCGACCCGGGCAAACTGACGAAAGTCATCGTCAAGGAACAGCAGGGCAAGGGCGGCCCGGTCGTCGAGAACGAAACATTCCGCCGCACCTACGCCATCCTGATCTGCGAAAGCGCCGAGGGCACGCCGGCGGAGGTCGTCGGCATCCGCCGCGTGTGGCAGGACGAGAAGCTGGTCTACGACGCCAGCGTCGACGGCGACCGGCCGGAGATCAGCGGCAGCACCTTCGTCGATTACGTGAAGGGCCGAAACTCAATGTCGGCATCCTTCCGCAAAATCGCGAAGTTCTACACCGGTACCGAGGCGCAGTTGCCAGACCCATCGCTGGAGGCGATTCACGGCGTCGGCCAGACCCCGGCGTATCGCGGCCGCGCGTACATGGTCGTGACGAATCAAGACCTGACCAATCGCGGCGGATCAATCCCCAGCTTCCGTTTCGAAGTCCTGACCGCCGGCGTCGCCAGCACGGTGACCAACGGCCTTGCATCTACCGTGCACAACGCCTCGCTGTTCGACTCTGGCGGGACAGAAAGCAAGGACGCCAAGTCGGACATTTTTCCCATTACATCCGACGCCGCCATCCTGTTCCTCGCCAATAACTCGGCCCTGACCGGGGCCGGGCGCATTCGAATCATCCCGCTCTACAGTACGCCGACGGTCTACAACGGCCCGGCCCGGCCTGAAGACCTGGCTATGGCCGGAGGCGCAATCTACGATTCCGGCTGGTATGCGAGCGACGGCCTGGTAGCCCAGGATTTTTCCGAGTACGAAATCGATGCCGGCAGGTTCGCCCCCAGCGTCTCGATTGGCGCGCCGCCATCCGCCATGCTTCGAACCAGCCGCAAGGTCCGCGGCCTGCTGGTGCTGCTGGATCTGTATGCAAACGGCACCGGCGGTGTGGAGATCGACATCAATTGGCCGTCGCTTACCGGCGGCATCACGGTACGGCACGACGACGGCCTGCCCGATGCGCTGGTCGCGACAGACGGCACGATCTATTGGCCGGCCTGGGCCACGCCAGCGCCGACCGAGCGAATCACGCAGGCGCTGGTGCCGCTGGAAAGCATCATGGAGGACATCGCCGGCATGACCGGTATCGCGCCGGCGCAGATGGATCTGACCGCAATCGAGGGGTACACCGTGCGCGGCTACCGCCTGTCGCGGCAGATGACCGGCGCCGACGCGCTGCGCGGACTGCAGCAGCCGTTCCTGTTCGACATGCCGGAATGGGATGGCAAGCTGCGCGCCGTGCGCCGCGGCGGCGGCATCGTGGCCACCATCACCGACGACGACCTGCTCGACACCGGCGAGGACGACGAGACGCGCGCGCAGCAGGTGGAGATTCCGCGAGCCCTGCACGTCGCCCACCTTGACCCGTCGGCGAATTACGCGGCCACAAAGCAGACGTCACAGCGCCGCGTGACGAACATCGCCAGCACCGGCGAGGTGACCGTCGAGGTTGCGCTGGCGCTGCTGCCAGACGAAGCCGCGCAGCTGGCCGACACCCTGCACAAAATCACTTGGAGCGGCGCCGAGGGCGAGATCAATCTCGCGCTGCCGGATCAATGGTCGTTCCTGACGCCATCGGATCGGATCGAATACCGCAGCCGCACCTACCGAATCGAGGATGTCGAGTGGCGCGACGGCGAATACCGGATCCACGCGCTGTACGACCGCGTCAGCGACTACAGCAGCACCGCCAACGGCACGAACAAGCCGACCGTCCCGCAGTGGCAGGCGCCCGTCGGCACGACGTACATCGAGGTGCTGAATATCCCGAGCCTTGCGGAGTCGGACGACGAGCCCGGCCTGTACGTCGCCGCCTACGGCACCAGCACGGCCTGGCGCGGCGCGCTGCTACAGGTCAGCGCCGACAACGAACTGAGCTGGCAGGACATCACGACCGTCACGAAGACCGCGAACATCGGCTACAGCACCACGGCGCTAATCGCGGAGACGGGCGGCCTGCCCAGCGTCCAGACGCTGACGGTGTACCTGCCGGCGGCGCCGGAGTCGGTGACCTTCGAGACCATGCTGCGCTATCGCAACCGCGCATTGCTGGGCGACGAGATCATTCAATTCCAGACCGTGACCGACCTGGGCAGCGACCTCTACCTGCTCAGCGGGATCATCCGCGGCGCGTACGCCACGACCAGCGGCACGCAGGCGGCGAACTCGCGGTTCGTCATGCTCGACGAAAACGTCACCTTCGTGCCGGTGCTGCGCACGCTGCGCGGGCAGCTGCTGAAGCTGCGAGCGGTGACCAGCGGCGGCAGCGCCGACAGCGCGCCGATCTATCCGGTCATGCTGGACACGTTCGCCAGTCAGACCGAGTTCCCGGTTTCAAACTTCACGGCGACGCGTGACGTGTCCGATGATTCGGTCACCGTGTCCTGGGTTGGCCGCGGCCGGCTTGGCCCGGAAACGGCGCCGTACCACTCGCAATACTTCGCCGGCTACCGGATCGAGTTCGACGACGGGCACACCTCCGATCTCACCACGTCAACCTATCGATACTCTGGCAACCCCGGCACCGGCGTTCCTGCCGGCGTCACGGTCACCGTCTCGGCGCTCAACACCATCACGGGCGCAGGCCCGGCATCTGCAGGAATCACCGTATGACCACCCCGAACCTCGCACTGGCCAGCATGGACGCCAACATGCTGCAGCCGTCCTTCGCCTTCAACGCCGCCATGCGCGATCTGGATGCGCTGGTGTTCATGGCGATCGTCACCACCACCAACACGCCGCCCACCACCACGGCCCCGGCCGACGTGGGCAAGCGCTGGATCGTGGGGGCATCGCCAACCGGCCCATGGTCCGGGCAGAGCAAGAACATCGCGCTGTGCGTGGGTGCGAACCTCTGGCGTTTCCTCATCCCGAAGGAAGGCTGGACCGCGCGCGACGTGACGACGGATCTCCGCTGGGAATACAGCGGCAGCGCGTGGGCCGTGCAGAACTTCGCGGCCGGCGCCGAGTTCGCCGGCAGCATCACCGGTCTGGTCATGTCGTGGAACTCCGGCACGTCGCTCACCGTCAGCACCGGCGCCGCGCACATCGAAAGCACCGGCCGCATGCTGGCGGTCACGACAGCGATCACGAAGTCCAGCCTGTCGCTGTCGAACAACACGACCTACCACCTCTACCTGTACTCGAGCTCGGGGGCGCCCGATGTCGAGGTCGTCACCACCGCGCCGGCTGCCGCATATTCGGGCAAGGCGCGCAGCAAGACCGGCGACACCACGCGGCGTTACCTGGGCAGCGTGCGCACCAACGGCAGCGGCGCGGTACGCGAGTTCGTGCACGACGGCGACAGCATCCGTTACCAAGAAGCCGTTACCGCTACGCCGTACCGCGTATTGAATGGCGGAACCACCACCAGCTGGACGGCCATCGCATTGACGGCAGTAGTGCCGCCGACATCCAAGGCAGTCATCGCGGGTATCCAAGTCTTCGGCGGCACAGTAGGCACGGACATCGCCAGCAAGGCGGCCGGCGCGGGCTTCAGCACGACCATCAACCCAACGCAGCTTTCGACGGCCACGCTCGCGATCGACGGAACACAAAACCTGTATTACAAGGCTCCGGCCAGCGGCGCCGGCGCGCTGTACGTCGACGTGTGGGGCTACACCTTCGAGCGCTGACCGACGCGCTGGAATTCGACGACCCATCACGTCGCGCCCCTATTGTTACGCTGCTGCTGGCGCGTGGCCCATCGACAATTGCCGGGCTCATAATTGCCGTCAGGATTCGGGAACCGATCAAGTGAAGTCCCGGCCGGACGCGGCCCCATGTCGGCCAAGAAGTTTTTAAACGCCGCCCACCGCAAACAGACGTTGATGCCCCTGCCGCCGTAGCGGTGCCAGTGGTGATAATTGGGATTGATGCAGCGTGTGCGCATCGACTGCCAAGACCGGTACTCAGGCGTCCCCTTGGCGCCGTGCGTCGTCGCGGCGGTCTTGGCGCGCTCTGATTTCTTGCACCCGCAGGACGTGGTTCGGCCGGCCTTTAGGTCGCGCCCTGAGGCATCGCGCTCCTTGCCGCACTCGCAACGGCACCGCCACAGCACGCGGCCAGAGTCGTCGCGACGACCGCTGTCGTTGAGGACGGTCAAGCGGCAGAATGCTTGCCCGGTCAGTTCTTTAGTGTTTGGCGTTTTACGCGCTGCCATGGCTTGCCTTGGTCGACTGAAACTGAATAACCCAAACCCAGGGGTTCTGCCCCCACGATTCCAATCCGTTTATCGATTCCCACAGCGCGCGGAAGTCGCTCGGTTTCGCCTTGGCGTGGAAGCAATGGCAGTCCTCCTCGCTGCTGCCGTCCATGGGGCCGCCGCACACGTAGCACGACGTACCCTCCGCCGCCGCATCCGCCTCACTGATCGCGTTCAACCGCTCGACGCGAACGCCGGTGATCTCCAGATCGATGCGCGAAGCCCAGCGGGGCATGTGGATTGCCGTGCGCGTCTTGCCTGCCCAGTCCGGATTCGAGCATTCGCCGCCGTGGATGCGCTCGCCGTTGTCGCCGTTCGTGGTGAATCCGCCGGCCCTGTACAGCACGGTGCAGCCGTTCGGCGGGATGTCGGAAGGCTTGCTGTCGTCCCATCGCGCGCCGACGCGCCACGTCTCGCGAACGTACAGCCGGTTGCCGGGCTGGCCGTAGGGGCAGAGATTCAGCCAGTCGCTCAGCGCTGCCGGCGCGCTGTCTTCGTAGAACGGATAGCCCCACGATGCCGGATCGTCGTGGCGGCCGCTGTATCGGTCGTCTTCCTCGGAATAGCGAAGGTTGGCCAACTCATGCCCGCGCGGCGGTTTCACGACTCGACGCGTTTGCGTCTTCGTGCCGGCGAGGATCGCGCGCGCCATGGGCGCGGAAAATAAAATAGGTCGTTCGCGGATCTTCGGTTCCATCTTCATTCCCCAGAAAGCATGGCCGACGGTTGCCGGCCATGCGTGGTTACGGTTACGCGATCAGACCAAAGATCAGCCCGGGCCGCCCGGCGGCGTGCTGCCGTCGCCGGTGGTCGCATACGGGTTCGGGAACGGCGGGAGATCGCCCGGCAGCATGGCTTCGAGTTCGTTTTCGGGGTGCCACGTCTTCTTGGAATTGCCATCGCCGTCGACGTACAGGTGCAGATACTTGACCTTGTCGCCTTCGACATCGCAGACGCCGTGCACGTAGCCCTCGTGGCCGGAAACGATGTTGCGCACGGTGTCTTTCTTCTGGAATTTCGACATTCGGTTTTCTCTCATTGCTTGCGGCAGAATCAGCTGCCGCGGCTGGTCAGGCGTAGCGCCTGGAACTTGATCGCGATGCGGCGCCACAGCGGCGTGCGCATGCGCTGCAACTCGTCTTTGAGCCGGTAGATCTCGGCATCACGGTTGCGGATGATCTGGCGGAGCGCTTCCTTCCGCGGCTGCTTCATGCGGCGCGGAAGGCGCGGGAAGAGTTGCGGATTGCTCACGTCGGCGCGCTCGGCGAGCCATGAAGCGCAGCAAGGTTGATGCTCACCGCCGCGGGCGGAAGCCTTTCGAGCACGAACATGCCATCGGGCTCAAGGGTAACCATCATGAACCCGGCACCGGTCAGACGCACATCCGTTTCGACAGCGTCAATCGTCTTCGCAATCGCCGCATCTGTCGGCCTGGTCATTGGTGCCTCCCCTTGGCGGCGCGGTGCCAGCGGGTCACTGGGCACCGCCTTTGCATCGCGCGACGGCTGCGGCGTGACGCTCGCGAGCAATGGCTAGTCGATCCCAGCGCCTACCCCCGGGGAATTCGATTGCATCGTAGTGCTCCTGAGCGTCGATCAGTTCGGCTCCCGAAGCTAGAAGCTCTTCGACATCGGCGCGGGCTTGACGAAGTTCTACGCGGAAAATGTCATCGGCCAAAAGTCCGGCAATGCGCAGCGCGGCATCGGCCTGCCCGATGGCATGTAGTACCCCGGGGCAATCAAGCGCACCGGCATTTCTTTTCTTGGCCATCAGTGAATCCCTCCGACGTAGCGGCCGAACCGGACGAAGTAGTCCGGCGCGACGACGATAGCGGCGGCCACCGGGATCGCGATGGCGATCAGTGCGATTTTCAGTTTCTTCTGGATCTTCATGGGGCGTCCTTCGGTTGCGGGGCGGTCAGGGCTGCGCGAAGATCGGACAGCGCCTGCGGCCAGTGGTAACCATCAACGAAGCGTAGCAGGGTGCCGGCGAACCGTTCGCAGTTCGCTTTGTGCGGGCGGTCGTCGCAAAGGAAGTCGTGCGCGTCGCCCAGCAGCCCTTTGTCGTGGGTGATGATGATCTTGCGCTTCAACTCGGGCAGGTGCTCCATGATCCACGCGGCCTTGTCGCTGTAGGCACACGGAACGCCCGTCGGCGGCTTCGTCGCAATCCAGACATCGAAACCCATGCCGATGACGCTGCGCACGGCTTCAATCGCACCGGGGATTGCCGGCATCGCGAGGTATGCGCCTGGAGCCCGCTTGACTTCTTCGCCGGTCAGGCCGTTCGCCGTCTTGTAGGCGTCGAAGTCCACGATCACGCCGTCCATATCAACGAACACACGACGTTTCCGCTTCGTCACCCCGGCCTCGGGAGGATTGGCGGGCGGCTGCGGTGCGGCTTTGATCATCGCGTCGTATCCGCGACGGAACTGTTCTCGCTTGTCGCCAAATTCAAGGCGAGCATCGCCAAACATGGCGAATGACAATGCATCAAGCATTCCGAGTCTCGGTTCTATGGGGACGATTGCGTAGCCCTCCGCAACCCCGCCCGCCTTGCCCTGCTGCGCGAGGGTGTCGTGCCCGGCCGGTGTCATCGTCCACTCGGCGGGGTTGCGCTTCGTACGTTCCAGCAGGCCCAACAGCGTTAGAGCATCGAACCAATCGCGGCCGATGTCGCAGCCGTCGCCGTCTTCTGCACAATCTGCGAACCGCTGCAACTTCTGGCAGACCAGCCGCGTGATGTCGTCGGGGGTCATGGGGTTATTCATGACCGCCTCCTACGATGCGGCCGGCGTCGTAGCCGGTCCGTTCTGCGGACGCGCGGTGCTGTTTGCAGACCGTATCGCCGGGCGCGCGCTTCCGCGAGCACCTGCGCGGCCCAACCCATCCTCCTCGCACGTACACGTCGCAGCGGATATCGACCACGGCCGGCGCCGCTGTCTGTTCGGTTTTGTTCTTGCCGGTCATGACTGCGGCCCTGTGAGGCGTGCGGCTTTATCTCTCCACTCGGCCCGGTCTTCTTCGCCCAGGTCGCTCCACGACGGGAAGCGGTTGCAGTGGATCTTGTCGTGGGAGTCAGTCCACTTGCTGTAGAGCTTGCGTGCTTCCGTGTCGTCTTGCGCCTCGGCATCGGCCACGGGCGAGGGGTTGGTGTAGAGCTTTGTTCCCGGCGGGAGTTCCCGAAGGCGCGCCCAGTCTTGGAGTGAGAACCACGGGCCGTCGCCGCTCTCATCCTCCGGATCGTACACGAGGGTTGTTACCACCGCCTCCCTGCCTGCGTCCTCGCCCTGAGTCGTCATCGGCTGGTTGACGGCTGCGGGGTCGGACTTCGAAAAAGTCACGGCGCGCAACTTCGCCAGCAGGTTCGGAGCATCGCGTTTCTTGTCGATGGCGCTGCAAGCCGCGCCGATCAGCCCGCGTTCGATCAGCACCAGGTCACCCTCGGCTGCCGGCTGCTGGGGGAAGTGCGTTTCGCGCAGCAGGCGAAGCTGCTGTTCGAGCGCATCGAGGCCGGCGACGTTCTCGAATCTCAGGCGCACGGCCATAAGTTCAGCCGGTATTTCGTCGGGCCCATCATCACGAAGATCGCCGACTGCGCGACCTGCAACCTCTTCAGGAGTTGCCGGCACGATGGATAGCTCGGCCTCGACGCCAGCGCGCGAGTGGGACAGCCGGTATCGCCCAAGGCCCAGGTGCGCGAACCCACGGAAATGAGGAGACAGCACGAAACCATCCGGCACCGCATCTGCGCGCCCTGCGGCCTCGCGGGCATCGCCGTAGGCTCGGATGACCTCAATCTCGGTCGTGCTCCAATAGCTGCCCTCGGACTCAATGGGGAACATCGGCAGCGGCACATCGCCCGCAGGCTTGGCATCGCGTAATGCAATAGCCGCATCGGCCCATTTCATGATCGGAGAATCCGGGCTCGGCACATCGGCCGCAGGCTTGGGCGGCTGGGGCGTGGCGAGACTGGCGCGCGCAAGCATGGCCTCTGCCTCATCCATTCGCAGTGTCACGATGCGCAAGTTACGCGGACCGCCTGTAGCGTAGGCGTCAGCGGTGTCGATGGCGTTGCGTAGAGGCCGCAGGTAATCCTCTGCATCGCCTAGCGGGGCAGGCGGAGGAATCTGCAAGTCCAGCGCCTTGCGCACGGCGGGCAAGTAGCAGAACGCCAGCAGTGCGTTCGTCGCTTCCTCGGCAGTTTCAGCCGTCACGGGCAGCACCGGGATTGTGGCGTAGATGCGCGCAAGATCATCGAGCAGATCGGACTGCTCGCCCTGCTGCCCGGCGGCGATGTGGCGCTCGATGAAGGGGAGGAGACCCGTCGCGATCATCGCCGCGAACTCGGGATCGATGTCGTCGATCTGGGAGATAGCTGTCGCCAGCGCTTCTACGGTCAGGCTCACGGGGCGGCTCCTTGTTGGTTGGTGGGCGGGGTGGGTAGCGGCTGCCAATGCGTAGGCATTTCTTCGGTTTGCCGGATAACTTCCTGCGATTCCGCTTCTTCATACCAACCCTCGGACGCATAGCCGTCGTCGTCGATATCTCCGAAGTTATCCTCTTTTTCCAACGTGCCGGCCGGGTAGTAGCACGCAATGATCGTGCGCCAATTGTCGAGACGGTTGTGGTAGCCAGCGATTACCTTGCGGCCTTTCGGCGCCGACGAAATCGGCATCCACCCATCCGGCACGCTCGCGGGCGGTGGGGTGGGTGGAGTGGTTTGATGGGCCGACGCAAGTTCCAGCATGTCGCACAAACCGGTAATGTGGTCTTTGGTGGTCTGCGTCAGGTGCGGGTTAGCTGCGGCGAAGTTTCGCGAGTAACCCAGCGCGTCGGACACCGCAGGTAGCCCGTTCGTGCGCATCGCGGCATCCAGTCCGCCCGCCGGCTCCGCATCCCTCCCCAGCGACTCGACCGGCACGGCGTGGGCGTACACAGGAACGACAATTGCGCCAGACGGCCCCCACTGCTTAATCGCTTCGATGGCTTCTGATTCGCTGCGGAACGCCTCCTCGCCTACAAGCCAGCGGTATGGCGAGGCGTCAACAGCAGGCGCTGCATGGGCGTACAGCTTCGTTCCGATGGGCAGCGCGGGACCAATGAATCGCATCGCCACGCCTTTGCTCTGGCGATACGCTTCGCCCAGCGCATCACGGCCGCAGGTATGCCACTCATAGACCTCCGCCACCGGCTCGACGGCCTCGGCCTTCGTGAGGGCGGATTCGAGGCGGTCGGCAAGGTCTCCGAGAATCCTGCCAGCGGGCCAGTTGGGAACTTTGAGTTCGCGCATCTCGGCAAGCACTGCGGCGACTTCGGTCGGGATGGTCATGGCGTTTCTCCAAGAAGTGAAAGATCGTAGGCATCGACCGCATCGCGAAGCCTGGCGCGCATGCGGCGGAGTTCGTTAGCGATCAGCGTTCGCGGCGTGTCGATGACGAATGTGCGCATCTCCGGGAACACGCGGCGCGTAACTTCGCTGCGGCGGAAAAGGCGCCATTGGATGCGGTCCTCGCTGACCTTGACGCGCGCCCAGCTGATGCGCTGCCCGTGTTTTGGCTGCCGCGGCTTCATCGTCTCGCCCTCTGCAGGATGTCGTGCGCCGACGCCTTCGCGAGCCCGTAGCGCTTCACGATGTCGCATGGCCGGATCGCATGCGGCAGGTCCGGCCGTGCGCGCAACGCGTTGACGATCGCGTCATTCCGCTCGCGGCCGCTCAGGAAGCGCAGCATCGGCAGGTCCGGCATGTCGGCAGCCGTCGGCTTGTCCAGCCTCCGGCCGGGGACGAATCCCCAGCCGGGCGGGGCGTAGATGGCGCGCGCTTCGGTCATTGCGCGCCCTTGTGCGCAGCTGCGACCAGTAGCTCAGCCATCGCCGCGCAGATCCGCGTGAAGTCGCGCTCGTGGTACAGCTTCGCGGCACCTTGGGCATTGACCGGATCGAACCCCAGCTTCGCCATGCCGTCCGCGCTGATCGTCAGCGGCGCGATGCGGGCGTTGATGTCGCCGAGTTTGATCGTTGCGGTTGACTCCGGCGTCTTCTCGGTGGCTTGGTCGGAGAACGGCTGAGCGTTGATGTCGCCGCACTTCATGTAGCCGCCACCGCCGGGGCCGGTAGCGAAGTTCTTGCCGAGCGCAGGGTCGAACCACCCGCTACTGACACGCTCAGGCGCATCGGCTTCAGCCACGCCGCAAACGCCAGCACCGGCAACAGCCCCGCCCCGTTCGCACATGGCGTCGCGCAGCGCCTGTTCCTGTGCCTGCTCCTTCCGCTCGCGCTCCAGCTTCGCGACCTCTTCCTGCCGGATTTTCTCGCGCTCGTCGTCCAAGCGCTTCTGTTCCTTCGCCTTGTGCTCGGCGATGCGCGCGGCGGCGAGGTTCCGCAGATCGTCCGGCGCCTTGCTGGCGCACAGCTGCACGCGGTCGGGGAACAGGGTTGCGAATTCGCCCTGCGCGTCGTCCAGCGCCGCCATGCTCGCGCGCACGCGGTCGGCCTGCTGGCTCGCCGCGATCTTCAGATTGGCGACCGCCGAATCGATGGCGTCTTCCATGCTGGCGAACGACTTCTTCCCCTTGATCGACGCGCCGAGTTCTGTGATCAGGTTGATCGGCTGGGCGATGGCGTGCGCGCCGAGGCTGGCATTGATCGTCGTGTAATGCGCCAGCACCGCCTGACGGCCGCGCTCGACGATCTCCGTGCGGCGCGCCAGCTTGCGGGCGTCGACGAGCTTGGCGAGCGCTAGGCGCGTCGAGCGGGCCTGTTCCTTCATGCGATCGATCGTCTTGAACGTTGCCTCGATGCTTTCGGTGCCGCTCAGGATGCGAGCCTTGGCGGCCTCGAGCTGCGATTCGATGTCGCAGCAGCCCTTCACGGCGAGCTCGGCGTCGGCGAAGTCCTGATCGGTCGACAGGTCGCGGTTGATGCTGCTGAACAGATCTGTCGCGGCGGCCTCCCATTCGGCGAGATTCGACGCAGTGACCATGCCGGTGACTTCGATGCGCAGCGTCGGGAGCGTGCCCGGGGCGCGGCCGGCCGGAGCCGGTGCAGTCTGTTCCTTTGCCTGATATTCGGCCACGTCATTCGCGAACTGCTTCCAGCCGTCGACGATGCGCGCGGCCATCACAGGATCGGGCGTGTACCAGCAGTGCCGCGCCGGCTCCGCCAGTTCGTCGCCGTCCCACTTCGACGCCATGAACAGCACGCGCGCGCCGTCGGCGACCATGGACTGCTGCTCCATCTGCACCCGGTACAACTCAGGCAGATCGGCGCCGGTGCAGCCGTCGACCATCACGGCGCGCAGCGTGTCGTTCAGCGTCTTGTGCTCGAAAGCCGTGTCCTGGAGCATCGTCAGCCCGTCGAAGCTGGCCGACAGCACGAGGCCATCAGCGACGCCGACGCACGGGTAGAGGTCTTCGCCGATGATCGCCTCGGCCAGCGGCCGGGCCAGCGCCTCGAAGCGGTGACCGTCGTCGAAGCGCCGCTGTGCGGCCGCGTCGACTTCGGCCGTCACGCCGGTGGCGTATTCGCGCACCAGCTGCGCGCGGCTCTTGTACGGCGACACGCCAAGCATCGCGGGCGCATCGCTGGCGTTGAAATGGGTGGCGCGGTGGGCGTGCCACTCCGGTCCACCCTGGGCAAGGTTCAGAATCTTCATGCCTGCGGTTCCTCGGAGTCGGGCCAGTATTCGTTCGGCTTGCTTTCGCCTTCGATTGCCGGCGGCGGCGCGTCCTGTTCGGTGAATTCGGCGTCGATCGGCTGCTCTTCCGCCTTCGCCGGGCCGGCCTTGATCTGGGCGATTTGCCAAGGTGACAGGGCGCCCTTCGTTGAAACGGTCGCGATCAGCTCGTCGGCTGTGCGCTTGCCGCTGTCGATGATCGCGTGCCATGCCGGCAGCTTTTCGGCGAACGATTCGGCGCTGTATGGCTGCAGCTGCGCGGGCTGCTCCGCCTTGGCGACAGTGGTGACGACTGTCGCATCGACCACGGCATCCTCCATTTCGTCGGGCGTGTAGACGCCGAGTAGCGCATCTGGCGCATAGCGCCGCGCCCACTGGCGCGTGCCGCGGTAAACCAGCATGTCGTCCGGCGACTTCTTCCAGTTCCCGTTGTCCGTCTTCCACGCGCCGACGGTGCCCTGCACGCTCTGATCCTTGCCGGTGCCGCGCGGGCGGCCAGTCACCGTCACGGCGCGGTTGTCCTGCCCGGGCGTGCCGCTGAAGTCGTACTGCAGGCGGCCATCGATCGCGCCCATCGCATACAGCGCGGCGGCGACGAGCTTGCCTTCATAGCAGAGCTTGCCGCGCACGACGGAGGTTGCCTGCGCGACGCTCACGGCGTCCATGCTCCACCGCTGCGCCTGCATCACGATCAGCAGGCAGTCGCCCGGCTTGCCGCGCAGGTGGTCGGGCATGAGGCTTGCGCTGGCCATGACCTCTGCGAGCGTCAGCGCTTCCTGGATGGATGTCGGCACCAGCGCGTTCATGCGCGCCTCGGCGGTGATCGGCGGTGCGTGTTGAATCATTGCCGTGCTACTCATCAGCTGTTGTCCTCTTCGATAAATTCATTGCACCCGGGCGCCAGCGTTGCGCGGCCACGGGCTTGGATTGCGGAGATGTCGTGGCGAAGTCCGCACAGCGCGCCGTCGCGAAACGACTTAATGCGCATCTGCTCCGCGGTCTGGGCGCCACCGAAAGGGAGATTCCCGTCGGGCCGCTGGAGCGTTTGCGACACCGCCCACAGCAATTCATCCGGGCCGAGCCCGTCAATCTGCCGGCCGTTTTCGTTGATTGACCAGTACGAGGAAGCGCCGCTCGGGGATGGCACTTGCTGCAGGATTATCGTGCGCATGTTGTTCCTCATTCCGCCGACGGTGCCGGCGCGCTTTCGATCTTCGTGAAGGGGTGGTCGTCGGTGTTGTTTTTGAAGTCGAGCGCGAAGTGACGACCCTTCGACGGCGCCGCGAGGAAGTCGTCGAACTGCTTCGCGGTCACGTTCGCGTAGTGGTAGAGGCCGGTCAGTTCGCCCTTCCAGTTCTTGAAACGGATGGCGAGCGTGTTCGTTTCAGGGTCGTGGCCGATGGCGTGGATCTGCGAACTCTGGACTTCGATCAATTTGACGATTGGCATTCCGGTGTCTCCTGGTGGTGGGCTTTTCGGCTGCGGCCTCCCCCGGCGACTTAGGGGGTTATTGCCGTGAACCGGCTCGGCAAAGCCGGCAGGCCGCATGCGAAAGGCTGGTGCCGCTGCGGTCGGCGCGATGGTTGCAGGGATGAATGCCGCCGCAGTCGGCCGGGGCACCTTTGCACGGGTGGTATTCGGTTATTCGCCTTTCGAGCTGGCTGCGATCTTGGCAGCGGCCTCTGCCTCTGCCATCCGCTTCATGTCCGCCAGCGCCGTTTCGTTGTCGCAGTAGAAATCCGGAATTTTCTCCAGCGTCGGATCGCTGGCCATGTAGATCACTGCCGCAGCAGCGGGAGTGCCCA